CGCCGAATGTAATAGCGATCAGCGGCCATTTAACCACATGGCGGTGGTGCTCACTGCGCGGAGCTAACGGTAACCCAACAAGCCCAAAGAAGGATTTCCTCGGCGGGGGAATACTACTGGTAAAGCTGGCACCTTATCAGGCACGCTGCACAGATCCAGCGATATAACCGCCTTCAATTGTAGCAGGTACGCCGTCAATGGTACCAACAATAGCAATCGTACCCTCCTTGGGTGCTTTGTCGTTTAATTTGTTAGCGATAGCTTCAATGTCGCTCTTATTCTTGTCAATTTCTGTTCTAATTGTGCTTAGTGCATTAATCAGTTTGTCAAATTGGTCATCAACGATACGCACTAGGGAACCGGACGACCCGCTTAGTTTTCCGGAGCCACCTTGGTGAAGACTGTGCCCACAGGCAGCAAAATCTGCCGAGGCTGCTGGTCGGAGTAATAGGCGACGCCAGTCGTGAATACTTTATTGAAATCATCCCACAATCCCCAATCCAAGAAGCCTGCAGGGTTGTTTGGATCACCTTTCTTCTTGAGCAGGTGCCAGTACACAGCACGGTCAACGTCACCAACTCCCAGGTTGTAATCGATAGACAGTGGTCTGTCAATCGAATAGACAGTGCCTGGAGGAGCGATGTCAAGCTGACCAGAGCCAAGGAGGATGGAACGAAACCCAGAAGTGGCAGTTGTGATGGAATCGTTGTACAGCGGTCCCTGGCTTGTGATTGGAGCGAATGTTTCCTCAGGTGTTTCCAAAGAAGGGACACTAAGGCGCACACTCCAGCGACACAGCACCGACACGTTGACCACATCAGTGTTGCTGCCGACACACAGGAGTATCAGCCGGCCCGGAGAGGTCAGACGCTGCTCCTTGCCGGTTGAGGTCCAGAGAAGCGTTCGAGCATATTGGGGCCGGACTGTTCTGCTTTCCCACCACTTGGCAACGACTGCACCACGAGTTGCTTGAATTGCGTCGAAGGTGTGGTCGTTGTCAGCTGGATCAGGCAGGAAGCCAGCAACGTAACCGCCGCCCGTGTTTGCGGGGCACATTGGCTGAATGTCGAACTCCAGTGTTTCAACAATGTATCGCTGGAAGATTCTAGCAGCGTGTCCAAGCCGTGGCAGGAGTTCAGGGACGATGATCTCGTTGACCACGACATATCCGTCCGTTCCTGTCCCGGCTGTGAGCACTGCCTGGGCAATCCTCGACATTCCTGAGAGGTGGACATCATTGGTCGGACGTCCAAATCCCGTGATAGTCGAAGCCTTAGATAGCGGGGCGTCACCCTTACTACCAAGCCGGCGATTATTAACGCGTCGGCGAGGTTGGGGATTAGCGGCCTTGGTGGTCGCCTGTTTAGCCAATTTCTTATCACCTTTGCGTACCATTTTGATAAGCAAAGCAATGAAGGATTA